GCAGCTCCTACGCCACCGAGGGCACCCTGGCCCACCGCCTGGGTGAGCTCCTGCTGCGGGCAGAGTATGAGGGCACTGACATCACCGAGGAGCTGGCCGAAGTCCAGGCGGACCCCCAGTATTTCCCCGCCATGATGGAGCACATGGAGGGCTATGCGGCCTTTGTGGGAGAGCGCATGGCCGACGCCAAGAGCCGGTGCACGGATCCGCGCCTCTATGTGGAGCAGCGGATTGATGTGTCCGAGTATGTCCCGGACGGTTTCGGCACCGCGGACTGCGTCATCATCGCGGACGGCCTCATGGATGTCATTGACCTCAAGTATGGCGCCGGCATCCCCGTGAGCGCCGAGGACAACCCCCAAATGAAAATCTACGCTTTGGGCTGCCTGCTGGCGTTCAGCCTGTTCTACGACATCACCGCCATCCGCATGACCATCTACCAGCCCCGGCTGGACAGCGTTTCCACCGCTGTCATCGACCGGGACAAGCTGGAGGCCTGGGCGGAGCAGTTCCTAAAGCCCCGGGCCGCCCTGGCCTACGCCGGGGAGGGCGCCTTTGCTCCCGGTGAGCTGACCTGTAAATGGTGCAAGGCCGGAGCCACCTGCAAGGCCCGGGCGGAGTACCAGCTTGAGCTGGCGGCCAAGGACTTCCAAGACGCCGCCCTCATGGGCAATGATGAGATTGCCGAGGTCCTAGAGCGGCTGCCGGGTCTGCTGGCCTGGGCCAAGCAGGTCAAGGACTATGCGGAGGACGCCGCCATCAATCACAGCGAGAAATTTCCCGGTTTCAAGGTGGTGGAGGGCCGCGCCAATCGCCGCTATGTCAATGAGGGGGCGATTGCCCGGCGCCTCAAAAAGGCCGGCTTTGCCACCGCCGACATCTACAAGCCCAAGGAGCTGCTGGGCATCACCGCCATGGAGAAGCTGGTGGGAGCCAAGAAACTGGCCGAGCTGGTGGGCGGTCTCATTGAGAAGCCCGCGGGGTCTCCCACGCTGGTGCCCGTGAGTGACAAGCGCCCGGAGCTGAACACCGCCGCCAAGGCAGCGGAGGACTTCTCAGACGATGTGCCCCAGTGAGGTGCCGCCATGACCGACACTTTCCACATTGTCAACGGGTCTTTTGAGGCCATCATCTGCCTGGACCACATTCATACTGTGCCGCTGAAAAACTGGCGCAAGCTGGTGAAACTGGCGGCGGGCGACTACCGCAACGAGGCCGCCCTGGAGGATGCGAGAGCCTGGTTTACCGCAGCCATAGAGGACGCCAAAGAGGCGTGGAAAACCGCCTCCCAGGAGTATGTGGACGGCTATAGGATACCAAGAGAGCGGGGCCAAAAGACCAAAAACAAAGAGCTCATTCGGGCTGTGAAGTCCGCCAAATCCCGCCATGATCGTCTGCTGAAAATGCAGGCCATCCTTACGGAGGAGGTACACACCTCTTGAGCCTGGGACAAGATTACATCAATGACAATATGTTTGAAATTTACGGAGGTAAAAGCGCTATGTCTACTAATACCATTCAGCCCACCAAGGTCATCACCGGCAAGTGCCGACTGTCCTATTCCCATGTGTGGGACGCCGTCAGCATCGACGGCAATTCCGAACCTAAGTTTGGGGCCTGCATCATCATCCCCAAGAGCGACAAGGTGACCATCAAGAAGATCAAGGCCGCCGTGGAGGCCGCCACCCAGGAGGGCATCAAGTCCAAGTGGAAGGGCAAGAAGCCCGCCAACCTCAAGCTGCCCCTGCGGGACGGCGATGTGGAGCGCCCCGATGATGAGGCCTTTGCCGGCTGCTACTTCCTCAACGCCAACAGCAAGACCCGGCCCGGCATCGTTGACCTGGCCAAGCATGAGATCATGGACACCTCTGAGGTGTATAGCGGCTGCTACTGCCGTTTCTCCATCAACTTCTATCCCTTCTCCACCTCTGGCAACAACGGTGTGGCCGCTGGCCTCAACAACATCCAGAAGGTGGCGGACGGCACTCCCCTGGGTGGCCGCAGCCGCGCCGAGGATGACTTCGACGATGACTATGAGGGCGACGAGGACTTTGGTGACCTCGACTAAAACAACACGGGGCCCCGCCGCTGACCAGGCGGCGGGGCCTTTGCCATAAGGAGGACAATATGGAAAAGGCAACCTATGCCAAAATCATGGGGCTCTCCCTTGATGAGAACGGAAACCCCGACTTTGGATATTTTGCGAGTGAAGGACAGCAGCTCACAAAGGAGATGCTTATGGACATCTTCAGCGCCGCCCCCAATGAGGTCGTGATGCTGACAAAGGAAGAATATGAGAACGAGACCGCGGATGTGGAGGATTATGAGGCATGAACAGAGCAGAAATTTTAGAGGCTGCCCGTGTCTGTGTATGCGGGGAGCGTGAGCAGGACTATGGCAGCCCGGAAAACAATTTTGAGACCATCGGCCTGCTGTGGTCTGTCTACCTGCGGGCCGCACACCCGGAGATCAACCTGGCCATCAACGGCATCACGGCCAAGGAAGTGGCGGCTATGATGGCCTTGCTCAAGGTGGCCCGCATCGCCACCGGATCCAGCCCGGACAGTTTCGTGGACCTGGCCGGCTATGCCGCCTGTGCCGGCGAGATTGCCGCCAAGCGGGAGGCATGACCATGGGCGGCAGTTATGGTGCCGGTATCTGTATTTACCCGAAACACCCTGGGCGCCAAGATACCGAGTACAATAAAAGCATTTACCTGGAGCATCTTTTGCCTTTAGAGGATTATGACAAAATCATCGTCCTTTTCTCCGGGGGTAAGGATAGCCTGGCC